CTCCTATATCATTACTATCTTTTTGAGCAGTAGTATAATCCTGACCTAAAACTTTCATCCATTTTGAAACTTCTTTAAAACTATAGCCGGTAATTTTTGAATTTGTTGAAAATACTACGTCATCTCCAAAACATGTGAAACCTACATCTCTGGTGAATGAATTTAAATTTAATTTTCCTGTAATTTTTCTATAACACCACCAATGATACATAAAGTTAACTATACAATTTATAACGGTTGTCATAGGGTTACCTGAAGGATTACCATGTTTTACTAAATGAATATTAGATCCACTAACTTGATATGTTTCTACGTACTCACTCCAAAGGGTGGCTGCTGCATCTACATCAATTCCTGAAACATAATTTATTGTTCTAATAACTATTGCTCCTGCTGTACTCATAAAATCTGCTCTTAATGATCCATCGTATGCAGAGTAATCTGCATCATAAAATTCTTCACCTTTATTTGAAAGATATTTAGCTAAATGAGTCCACTCTCTAGAGCATGGATTAATACCTACTGAATGAAATAGATCTCTTCTCTTTGACTGCCATACTTCTTTAAATTTTCCGAAATATTTTCTTGATAAAATAGCAGTTTCATATGGTACAGCTGTAAATAATCTAGTCTTACCTAATCTACATTTTTCCAATGGTCTAGTTTCATCTTTTAAACAATTCTTCCATACAGATAACACTCTTTTACCTTGCTTTAAAAATTTGTCCTTTCGTTCTACTGCTAAAGCTAAATCTCTACCATGTTGTGTTGTTCGATCAATTGTATACATTTTCCTTCCATTTTCTTCTAATCTAATTTTAAGATATGCATTCTTCTGTTTTCCTGGGGTTTTTCCTACTCTTGACCACGGTTCTCCCGCAGTAGTTTTCATATTTAAAGGTTCTGAATCGGGGAAATCTAATCTACCTGAAAGTGCTTCCTCTTCTGTCATTTCCGATAAGTCCTCACCCATCATTTCTGCAATAAATAAGTCTGAAATAGCTCTACCCATATGTGTTAAATCATCTTCTAATCCTTCTACTGGTTCAAATGTTTTAGAATATTTTCAGAGCTGAGTGTATAAGATATCTGGTTTACCTTTTGCATTTAATTTTAATTGTGAAGTGTCTTCTACGTCCTCTATATTGATGGGGGCTTTGCCTACTTTTATGTCGAATGTACCTTTAAATGGATGATCCATAAGTTTGCTATTTGATCCCGCTACTGTTCTACATATATATTCTCCTACATATTCTATATCTGGTGCTTCTGGGTATAATGGGTTATCACGAGTTGAGGGGGATAAATTCAAATAATCTATATCACCATTGGGCTCTTCGGCAGCACAATGTTCTACTAAAATTTCTGGGACAACTTTAGACAGGGAATATTTATCTACATACTCTTTTGTTAATATAGCACTAAGACATTGACCTCCACCTAATACATGAAATCCTATTAATTTACGTTTGGCTGATGGATTTATCATTACTAGTACTCCACCACATTGACCTGCTCTAGTTTCTGGTACGCCTACATGTGATAGTGTCGATACAGTCAATAATTCTTTATACACTACTTCTTCGTCTCTGCCATCACCACGTTCTACAATAAGTCTTTTCTGAAACACAGGCGCTGCGTTAACCTGCATCATAACATACATACCATTATA